ACGCTGACAGCACCTTCCATGAGTGGCAGACCGACGTCCTCGCGTCGCCGGATAGTTCGAATGCGGCTATCGAAGGCGCGGACGCCTCCGACACCACCTTCGTCGCCACCAACCGCGTCGGCAACTACACCCAGATCTCGCAGAAGACGATCAACGTCTCCGGCACGACTGGCGCTGTCGACACGGCCGGCATGAAGACGCTGGAGGCTTACCTCCTCGCCAAGCGCGGCCGCGAACTGAAGCGCGACATGGAGACGATCCTCCTGTCAAACCAGGCTGCGGTTGTCGGCAACAACTCGACGGCTCGTAAGCTTGCCGGCCTGCCGGCGTGGCTGCGCACCAATACGGTCGCTCTCGGCACCACCACGGCTCCGACGATGTCGTCCACCAACGACGGCTACCCGAACGCCGCGTGGGTGCTGACGACCGGCGCTGCGGCTCCGACCGAGGCCAACGTCAAGACGGCCCTCCAGTCGCTCTGGACGAACGGCGGCGAGCCGCGCATGGTCATGGTCGGCCCGGTGAACAAGGTCAAGTATTCGGCCTTCACCGGCATCGCGCTGAACCGCGTCAATGTCGACGCGCCGAAGCAGTCGTTCATCCTCGGCGCTGCCGATGTCTACGTCTCGGACTTCGGAAACCTCGACATCGTCCCGAACCGCTTCACGCCAGAGGCGTTCTCGCTGTTCGTCGACCCCGAGTATGCGAAGGTGACCTACCTGCGTCCGTTCCAGCGCAACCCGCTGGCGAAGACCGGCGACAGCCGCCGCACGCAGCTTCTCGTTGAATACACCCTCACGGTGAACACCGAGAAGGCGCATGCGGTCATAGCAAATCAATTAACCACCTAATAGGCGGTCAATAACGACAACGAAGGCCGGGGATCTCCCCGGCCTTTTTTATTGGAAAAGCGCAGCGTTCCATATGGAGCATTCAATGAGCGGCGGTTTCCGCGAGATCGACGATCACGCCTTTGACTACGACCCCATGACGGGCGTTCGCCAGCGCCTCAAGATCGACAGCGACGGCGTCTTCCATTTCGTTCTCTACGATCTCATCAAGCGCGGCATCTGGAGCGATCCCGACCGCCGCAAAAGATGGTGGAACTCGATAGAAGCCGCTCCATACCGCACTCGCGACTTTAAGGTCTAAGCCATGACGACCTTTGCCAACCCTAGCTTCTCTGCCACCTATAACGGGTTGTGCAACAAGATCGCTGACACGCTCAACCGTCAGGATCTGACGGCGGTCATCCCTGACTTCACCGTCCTCGCCACCACGCGCATCTCGCGCGACATGGCCCGCATCAAGCACGCCAGCGCAATCACCAGAGCCGTCGCCACGGTGCAGGACGACTACGCGCCGCTGCCGAATGACTTTATCTCCATGTATCAGCTAATGGATCAGGACACGCAGATCGCGCTGACCTATGTGACGCCGGATCAGTCCATGACCATGCAGTCGAGTGGATGGACGCCGCCGACGACCTACCCAGGCGTGATCGCGCCGTATTTCCCGCCGTCTCCAAACCAGATCTACTACACAATCATGGGCAAGACGCTGCGCATGATACCGCCGCCGGCGACTGCCGCCCCGGCGTCTTTGGAGCTTTGGTATTACTCGTTCCTGCAGGCGCTGTCGGTCGAGAACCCCACAAACTGGGTGCTGACGCGCTACCCCGACCTGTATCTCTACGGCTCCCTCGCGCACACGGCTCCGTATCTCAAGAACGACGATCGCATCGGCGTCTGGGAGGGCATTTACCAGACGATCCTAGGCGACATCGAGGTCGAGGCCGATCGCGCCACCCGCCCGCAAACTAAACTCGTTGCCGCCCGCAAGGGCTTCTGAAAGGGACTACAATGGCTGTCGTCTATTCCGCCACTCTCAAAGACAACCGAATGCAGCTTGTCGCTGACCTGATCGCCAGCAAGGTCGCTGCGGCGTCTACTGGCACGGCGACGGCCGGCACGCTCGTCATCGGCACGTCGGCCCTGTCTGGCGCGACCGGCGTCCTTGTAACCTTCACGCTCAGTGCGACGCCAGGCACCGTGACAAGCGGCGTCCTGACGATCTCCGGCGTCCCGCTGAATGCCACGGCGTCGGCCACAGGCACGGCGGCGAAGGCCGAATTGCGCAACAACGCCGGCACCGTGATCGTCTCCGGCCTGACGGTCGGCACGTCGGCCACCGACATCATCATCAACGCCACGGCCATCTCTTCGGGCCAGAGCGTCACTTTGTCGAGCGGCACTATCACGCACGGGTAAGCAAACATGGCGAAGCTGTATAACCGCGCGCGTGTTACGGTCTCCAGCACCGGCACCGGAACGCTCACTTTGTCGACGGCCGTGGCGGGCTACCAGACTTTCACGTCTGCCGGTGTGCAGAACGGCGACATCGTCAGCTATGTGATCGAGGACGGCCTCAACTGGGAGATCGGAACCGGCACGTTCACGACTAGCACGAACACGCTGACGCGCACGGTTACGCAGTCCTTCAACGGCTCGACCTACGGAACGGCCGCGATCAGCGTGACGGCGTCGGCGCAGGTGTTCATCTCTCCGCTGGCTGCTGACCTGTCGCTCAACGGGCTGCCTGGATCTCCGCTTTCTGTCGCGAACGGCGGCACCGGCCTCACCTCGCTCACCGCCGGTTACATCCCGTTCGGTGCTGGAACGAGCGCGTTCGGGTCGAGCGCCAACCTGATCTGGGATAGTGCAAACAGTCAACTTGATCTTGCTGCTGGTTCTCAAACTGTACCTGCGCTTTCAACTTTAGGCGACAATAACACCGGCCTTTTCTTTCCGGCTGCCGATACTGCGGCCATTGCGACAGGTGGCTCCGAGCGTTGGCGTATCGACGCCTCTGGTAACGTAGGTATCGGGACCGCAAGCCCCGGCGCAAAACTTGAAGTGGTTGGTACTTTCAGCATACGTACCTCATATCCGACCTTCGCTTACCTTGACACGGTTGCGGGGGCCAGTAACGGCGGATTTGCGCGATTTACCGCCAACGGTCTAGGCACTTATATTTATCAGATAAATACGGCAGTAGCTGGGGATTTCTCTACGGTCATTAATGCGATTGCGATTGATAAAAACGGTAACGTACTTAACACAGGCACTGGCGGTCTGGGCTACGGGACAGGCTCCGGTGGCGCGGTAACTCAGCTTACCTCCCGCACAACCGGCGTCACTCTCAACAAGACCAACGGCGCTATCACGCTGTTCTCTGCTGCTGGCGTTACGACTGCGACGACATTCACTGTTACCAACAGCACTGTAGCAGCTACCGATGTCATTCTTGTTAACCAGAAGTCTGGCACGAACCTTTACAACATCATTGTTACAGCGGTTGCAGCCGGTAGCTTCAACATTACGTTCTATACGACTGGCGGAATTGCGACTGATGCGCCTGTGTTCAGCTTTGCCGTCATCAAGGCAGTTACAGCTTAAGGAGTAATAGATGCCTACCACCTACAACTGGGTCATCTCTCAGATTGAATGCTACCGCGAGAAAGACGGCAAGCAGGATGTCGTCTTCACCATCTACTGGCGTCGTCAGGCGACTGACGGCACTCACCTTGCTGATGTCTACGGCTCGCAAGGCGTGACGCTTGACCTAGCCGCGCCGTTCACCCCGTATGCTGACCTGACGCAGTCGCAGGTCGAAGGCTGGCTTGTTGACGCAATGGGCGCAGCGAAGCTGGCGGAACTGGATGCCAACCTTGACAAGCAGATCGCGGATCTTGTCAACCCGCCTATCGTTCGCCCTCCGCTGCCGTGGGGCGCGTGATGGAGGACAAAAAAATCACCATTGAGCTGACTGTCGCCCAGTGGAACGTCGTCATGGCGGCTCTCGGCGAGCTGCCGCTGAAGGCGTCCATCGACGTGTTTACCAATATCCGCGCGCAGGCTGATGCGGCGCTAAAGCAGCCCGAGGCAGAGGCGTAAATGGCGCACATAACCGCAGACCGCGTCTACGATACCAGCACGTCGACCGGGACAGGCGCGTTCACCGTCTCCGGCACCGCGCCGACTGGCTATCGCACCTTCTCTGCGGTTATGGCGACCAGCGACACCTGCTTCTACTGCATCCAGTCGAAGGACAGCGCCGAATGGGAGGTTGGCCTCGGCACCTACTCCGCGCTGAACACGATCACCAGAACGACGGTAATTTCTTCGTCAAACGCTAATACAGCGGTGACCTTCAGCGCCGGAACCAAGGACATTTGGCTGAATATCCCGGCGGCAAGAAACGTCCAGCAGGACGTTAACGGCAACGTCGGCATAAATTTCACGCCTGACAATACCGCCATCCTCCAGATCGGCGGTGGCACGACGACAAAATGCTCTCTCGAGCTTGAAGTCGGCACGTTGATGACGACGCCGGATGGCGGGTCGATTGAGTATGATGGCAACGCCTTCTATTTCACGCCCGTGGGCAACCAGCGCGGCGTCGTGTCGTCCGAGCAATTTTGCTGCACGACGTCGACGCTGACGCTGGGTAACAACATCACCCTGCAGAAGGTGTTCAACAGCTCGACAAACGGCGCGCTGACGGTCAACGCCGCGACGACATATTTTTTTGAATGCTCGTTGAACCTGTCGAGCATGTCTGCGACCTCCGGCAACATGGGTTTCTCGATCGGCGGCGCTGGAACGGCGACATTCACGTCGGCGGCGTGGCACGCTTTCGGTCTGGACGCGACGACGCAGAACACGGCTGCGGCGCTTGGTGGCATTTGGTCTAGCTCTTCTGCGCAGACAGGCAACATCGTTACGGCCGCAACCGGCACGGCTGTCTCGGTCTTCATCAAGGGCATTTTCCGCATCAACGCCGGCGGCACGATCATCCCGAGCATCCAGCTCACCACCGCCGCCGCTGCCGTTGTCGGCGTCAATTCTTGGTTCAAGTGCTACCCCGTCGGAACCAATACCGTGACGACAGTCGGTAACTGGAGCTAATTCCACTCGGGGGTTTTGATGGCCTTTGGCACTGGCGTATCAAGCGCCCCGATCTCTGGCGCACCTGTATCCGGCACGCCAGTAATAACATTTGCGGCCGCATCTTCGTCTCTGACCGGCGGTGCGGTCGCGTCGTGGCCTATCGGCGCTGCGGCCATCAGCAGTACGATCCCACCGAAAGCCCTGTCTCTAGCGTCGACAGAAGCATCTGACACCGCCAGCGGCTCTGCGTCGGCTGTAACCATTGCGTCTCTCGTCGCCGCAGAAAGCCCTGACACTGCTGCGGCGAGCGTCTCTGTCACCGCGTCACTGAGCCTGTCGACGACGGGGTCTCAGGACACGGCGTCTGCGTCTGCTTCTGTCACGTCCTCTGCCAGCCTGTCGGCTACGGAGGCGGCTGACACCGCGTCTGTGTCGGCTTCTGTTACTGCGTCGGCAAGCCTGTCCGCTTCCGAGACTACGGACGCGGCTGCGGCTTCTGTTTCTGTGACGGCGTCTGCAAGTCTGGCGGCGACAGAGGCGCAGGATACCGCGTCGTTTGCCACGTCGGTAACCACGCCGGTAAGCCTTTCCGCAACCGAGGCGGCAGACATTGCGGCCTTCTCTGCGGCCAGCGTCCAGTCTGACATATATCTGGTGGCGACTGAGACGCCAGACAGCGCTTCGTTTGCTGCCGGCATTGTGTCAACGGCGTATCTTGCTGCCACAGAGGCACAGGACACGGCCTCTGCGGCTGCTTCTGCAACTTGGCTGGTAGCACTATCCGCAACCGAAGCGCAGGACACGGCTGCGGCGTCTGTGTCGGCCTCCACGCTGGCGTATCTGTCGGCGGCGGAAGCGCCAGACACGGCCTCGATCTCGGCCGGCGTTTACGCGACGGCGGCCCTGTCGGCATCCGAGGCATCGGACACGGCAGCCGCTGCCGTTTCGGCGATCACGCTAACGAGCCTGCTTGCCAATGAGGCGCAGGATGCGGCGGCGTTTGGCGTCACCGCCAAGCCTGACTTTGTCCTGGCGGCTACAGAGCAGCCAGACACGGCGTCTGTTTCTGTCGGCATCTTCTCCAGCGCGGCGCTGGCGGCCTCTGAAGCGCCAGATGTTGTAGGCAGCAATGTCTACGTCCTCTGGGGTCTCGTCCCGAACGCCTCGGCGATCTGGACCGAGCAGCCGATCGGCGATGATAGCTGGCAGCAAGTAACCCCGCCGCCGACGCCAAGCAGTTCGCACAGCATCGGCCTCTTGGTCAGCGCGCCGGTCTGCGGCTCCCCGCTTGGCGGGCTGTGCGCGCCGCCTTCTGGCGAGCAGGTAGTGGCGATCTGGAACGTGCAGCAAAACGGCAGCGCGAAGTGGTCAACGGTCGATCCGCCACCAACGCCCAGCAGCACAAAGAACATCGGACTGCTTGTCAGCGCCCCGCTCGGCGGATCTCCGCTCGGAGGAAGCTCACCGCGCCCCGCCGGGCCGGTCGAGGGTGCGATCTGGCAAGAGGTTCCGCAAACATACAACCCGCATCAAGAGGCGGCATAAATGGCAAACACCATCACTCCCACCTACTCGTTCACCTTGCCCGAGGTCGGCGCAGATACGAATGCGTGGGGCGGCCATATCAACGGCAACTTCACAACCATCGACAACCAGATGGTCTCTCGCACGCTGACCAGCGCGCAGACGATGGCTGGCGCGCTGAACCTGCCGTCGAATGGCCTGAACGTCGGCTCCGGCCAGCTACAGGTCACCGGCGGCAATGTCACCGCGTCTGGCACGTTCACGTCGACTGGAGCAATCACGTCGGTGAGCAACATCTCGGGCGTCAACGGCGCGTTCTCCGGCACGCTGACTGTGACCGGCGTGGCGGCTCTGAACAGCAACGCCACAGTGGCTGGCACGCTTGGCGTCACCGGCGTCGCGACATTCAGCACGACCGTCAACGCCAGCTTTGTTCCGACCAGCGCCGCGCATGTAACGAACAAGACCTATGTTGACGCCGGAGACGCTGCCCGCCTCGCCCTGACCGGCGGCACGCTCACCGGCAATTTGGCGATCGTGAACAGCACCACCGAGATGACGCTGACGCTCGGCTCATCTGGCGGCTACTATTTCGGCAATGCGACGGTCGCAGGTTTCAAAAACAGCGGCGGCACGGCGCGCGTGTCATGGAACATCTCGTCTGGCGACTTCACGGCCGCCGGCAACGTCACCGCCTATTCGGACGCGCGGCTGAAGGAGAACGTGCAGACGATCCGCGACGCCGTCTCCCTCGTCGGCCGGATGCGTGGCGTCTTTTATGACAGGGTGGACACCGGCAAGGCAGGCGTCGGCGTGATCGCGCAGGAGATGCAGGAGATCGTCCCGCAGGTTGGGATCCGCAACTCAGATGACACGCTGTCTGTCGCCTATGGCAACCTTGTCGGCGGGCTGATCGAGGCGGTGAAGGAGCTTTCGGCGCGCGTCGAACAACTTGAGGGCAAATAACCATGACGCTCCCAAGTGGCGGAAACAACCCGCCGATCAGCCTCGCCGATCTGAACACCGAGTTTGGCTACGGCTACAACCTCGCTGCGTATCAGGGCAAGGTCATCGGCACGCCCGGCGGCGGCGTGAAGGCGTTTGCAGCCGGCTCGGTGACAAAAGTGTCGGATTTCTATGGCACGAACAAAGTCGCCACCGGCGGAACTTCTACGCTGACCAGCGGGACGAGCTTCACGATCCCGCAATACCGAACGCTGCGCATCACCGTGACGGCAGCAGGCGGTGGCGGAGCAGGCGGCAATGGCTCTACTGACGGCGTTTGCCCCGCCGGTGGAGCATCTGACGGCGGAGCGGCTGGGAACTCGTCTTTTGGCACATCTGGCGATGCATATTATGTGTCATGCCAAGGCGGCGGAGGTGGCTCACCGAACCTTGTAGATGGCACGACATACAACGGTGCATCCGGCAACGGCGCAAATGGCGGAAGCGGCGGGAATGCCTATGGTGCCGGCAGGACAGGCGGCAACGGAGGCGCTGGAGCCAAAACCATCACCAGCTATTTCAACAACCCGGCGTTGACAGGCGGCACAGGCCCGACGAGCGCGGCAGTCATCGCTATGGCGATCGGTAGCGCGGGCGGTGGAGGCGGTGGTGGAGCTGGTTTTCAATTTATCTCCGGCGCGTGCCGCGCAAATAACCTTAACGGATTTTCCGGTTTCAGTGGCGGATCTGGATCAATTATAATCGACTGGACGGGAGAAACCTGATGGCGTGGGCGTCTCTCGACATTAAACCGGGCGTCATCAGGCAGGCTACTCCATACGACGTCCCGAATGCCTTTTGGGACACGTCGAACGTCCGCTGGGTTTCCGGAGCGATGTGTCCGATCGGCGGGAACAACAAGATCTCAACGGACATCATGCCGTCGAAGGTCCGCAAGCTGTTCCAGTGGCGCGACAACGTCAACAACCTATGGCTGGCCGTGGGCCATGAAAACGGCGTGCGCGTGGAGTATGGCGGCGACTTTGACGTCACGCCCGGTAGCTTCATCGGCATTGGCGGCGTCGGCGGCTCTGGTTACGGCGTCGGAACATACAGCGACCCGAACCCGATCAGCGACCCCAGCGGCACGACTGTCGTCAAATCAAGCATTGTGACGATCTCGATCGCCTCGCCAGCTATCGTCACTTGGGTGCAGCATGGCCTAACAAAGGACGACGTCGTCAAGTTTACCACGACTGGCGCGCTACCAACCGGCATCTCTGCCTCGACTGCCTACTATGTGAAGCCGATCTCGACCGACACGTTCCAGATCTGCACCATTGCCGGCGGCAAGAACGGCACGTCGATAAACACCAGCGGCTCGCAGTCAGGCGTTCACACTGGCTCATGGTATGTCGGCCAGGACACCTACGGCCGGCAGCGCTCTTATAGCGCTCCGCAGTTCCGCAAGCCCGACTTCTGGACGTTTGCCAGCTTCGGGCAGGATCTCCTCGCTTGCTGCTCGTCTGATGGCCGCCTGTTCCATATGTCACCGTCTACCGGCCAGCCGGTTACGATGGACGTGCCAAGCAACGCTCCCATTGGTAACACCGCCGTGCTGGTGACGTCTGAGCGCGCCGTCGTGCTGCTCGGCTCCGGCGGGAACAAGCGCCGCGTCGCTTGGTCAGATTTTGAAAACTACAACGGATGGACGTTTAACACGACTGGCGGTCAGGCTGGCTATATTGACATTGAGGCGACTAGCCCGATCGTCTCAGGCATTCGCGTCAAAGAAGGCATCTTGATCCTGACGCAGCATGAAGCGTTTCTCATGCGATATGTCGGCGCACCGTATTTCTACGGCATTGAGAAGCTCGGCGCGACAACCTTCGCCGCGCCTAATACGCTGGCGGTCGGCGGCAACATGGCTGTCTGGTTCGGCGACGAGAGCTTCTGGGTCTATGACGGCTCTGCTGTCCGGCCGCTGCAGTGTCCGTTCTTCAACGACCTACAGCTCGACTTCGACCCTGTCTACGGGGTCTATCGATCGCATATGCATGAAAATGGCGTCTTCCCTGAGTTCTGGATGGACTACCCAGACGTCAACCAGACAGACGGCGAGAACAACCACTATGTCGTCTGGAATTACGTCGAGAACTGGTGGGCGCGCGGGTCTCGGAATGTAACGGCGATGGTTGGCGCTAATACCGCGAAATACCCGGTAGGCGCTAAGACAGATCAGTATCTCTATCAATTTGAGGATGGCTGGCTTGATGGCGGCTTGACGCGCGTTGGAACTGTCTGGGCCGAAAGCTCGCTGATCGACATCGGCGCTCGCGCAAAAATCGTCGACATCAACCAAGCGATGGTCCCTGTCGACCCGCAATACGGCTCGCAGAACTACCAGATCAAGATCCTGTCCCGCTTCACCGGCGACCAGTCGGAAACGACATACGGGCCGTATATCCCTCGCTCCGATGGATATACCGACATGCGTGCGCAGGGCCGCGACCTCCGCATGCGGATTGAGGCGACCAACGACAACTATTGGTCGATCGGCCCCATCCGGTTTGACTTTGAGGCTAACGGAGGCGAGCGCTAAACATGGCGATCAAGGGCGCAAACCCGCCGGCCCCGAACTTCGGCACGGCTCCGCAGCAATATAGCCAGCAATGGGCGTCGGCGCTTGCCGCGCAGCTTTCCCGGCGTCTTGGCCTGCTTGCCGGGCCATACACCGTCCAGCCACAACTGCTGCTGCAGTCGCCTGACGGCACGGTCTGGCAGGTGACTGTGTCGAACGCCGGAGCCATCACGACGACGGTCGCGCCGCACGGTATTCAGCCGCCAGTATGAAGACGCGCCACACGCTGCCGGAGCTTTTCGACAAGGCTCTCGCCATCGCTGGCACGCACACACGGCAGGACATTGCGGACGGCGTCAAGGCCGGGCGCTATCAATACTGGGGCGACGACGAGTGCTGCCTCGTCACCGAGATCCATGAGTTCCCCAGATGCCGCAAACTGCACCTGTTTATTGCTGCCGGCGACCTTGACCGGCTGCTGACTGAGTATCTGCCTCGCGTGAAGGAGTTTGCGCGCGAGAACGGCTGCAATGGGCTGACCAGCGTCTCCCGCAAGGGGTTCCTGCGCAGGTTCCCTGCGTATGGCTTCAAGCCGAAATGCGTCACATTTGAACTAGAACTGAAGGACTGAGAGCATGTCGAAGGGCGGAGGCGGGCAGCAATATGCGCTGCCGACTTACTCGGCGCAGAACAGTAACACCAGCACGGTGATCCCGAACTGGCTGACTGCCGCCTCGCAACAGGGCGTCGACGCGGCAAGCAAGCTGCTGAGCAACCCCGGACAAGCCTATGGCGGCGAGCTGTCGCCCGGCATGACGGCTGACCAGCAGGCCGCCGGCGATATGTTCCGCAATAGCGTCGGAGCCTACAACCCGT